GCGCGATGACCGCGAGAAAGAAGACGTTCCCGCCTCAATTTTTCCCTCTTGTTCCTTCCACCACTCCAGGAGTCCATAAACTGCAGTCATGCATTTCTGCTTGAACCAGTCGAGCGCCTGTGATGTCGAGTCAGCTTGATCGTCGTACTTGCATTTTGGAAAGCTCGCGAGTTCGTGCAGGTATTCGCCCAGCCATGATGCCTTGTCCGGAAGATGCACGAAGCCATTTTCAACAGTACTCGTGACTGAATTCATCCTCATCGTCTTGTCCATCGACGGTTCGTATTTCTGGATCGCATGCATTCCCTCGTTCACCATTTCCTGAATCAGTTGCGTACCTGAAGCTTTATCTTCGATGAGAATCGTTTCCGGGCTAAATGCCTCTGCCTGCTCTCGCAGAGCGCGCTTCAATTCTGGATAGCCGAGTCGTTTTCGAAGGACGTGAATTAGATAAATGTGCTTGTCTTTCACGCCCCAAGTGGTACAGACACTATAATCGCTGAGTTCCGAGGGCTTGTTCGCCGTGTCCCAACTCTGAAAGACCAGCTCGAACTTCGCAGGAACGTCGGCTGTTGTGTAGTTTTTAAACCACTCTAATTTGACCAAACCGCCGCCCAGAGGAGCAGGAGCCTGTTGATACTGCCCTGAAAAATTGTATTCGCCCTGTGCCTCGCGTATACGCTTCAAAACCTCGAGCGGCTCTCGTTCCGGATGTAGAGCTTCGCCGGCAAAACGTTCGAACAGCTGTATTCCATAAGGAGTACGAATCTCGTGCCTTTCGTCTACTTCGGCGATCGCCGGTAGTCGAATAATTGTCCAGGGCTCCAAACCAAGAACGTGGCCGACGAGATCGTCCTCATGCAATCTCTGCATGATTAGAATAATGCATCCCTTTCTCTTGTCGTTTAATCGGCTGTACAACGTATGGTCAAACCACTCGTTCGCGGCTCTTCTCGAAGTGTCTGAGAGAGCCTCTTCGGGCTTCAGTGGGTCATCAATGATGATGTAGTTCGCGCCTCTGCCGGTCAGCACACCTCCAACTGATGTTGCGAGGCGAAAACCTTGGAGGGAGGTCATCAACTCCTGCAAGGCTTGACGCTGTGACGACAGTCGAGTGCGAGGAAATAGCGATTGATACCAACTGCTGGCCATGATCGTTCGAGTGTCTAAAGCATGCTTGTTCGCCAAGTCCTGACCGTAGCTGGCACAAATGATTTGTGCAGTTGGGTCGTGACCTAGGAGATATGCAACAAATGCAACGGACGCAGTGACAGATTTCAACGAACGTGGTGGCTGATTTATGATCAGACGAGTGATCTCCCCGCGGCGGCAAGCTTCGAGTGCCGACGCAACCACTTCCATGTGCCAATTCGGAATAAATGGAGTCGTTGGATTTAGTTCATAGAACGAGCGTTGGGTAAATGCGTACAAATCTCGGCGCAAGAGCGCACGATAATCACTGGGCGTCAGTATCATTATTCTCCATCTCCTTTACTGCTGTATTCCAACCGTTTGAGAATTCCAAGAACGACCTTCTCGTCAACCTCCTCGAGTTCAGAATTGGGTGCAGCGATTTGGTTCGATCGTTCTTCAGCAGATCGAACCAATGCCGCCAACAACTGCAAAGCTTTGATCTCCCCTGAAGCGGCTTTGTTCGTGACTTGCTTGAGTGCAGCTTCGAGCTTGGTGACCGTCTTTCGTTTGCCGTTCTCGTTAATCAATACCCTCTCGCGCAAGGTCTTCGCCAAAACGGTGGCCATGTTGAGAGTTCCCTTAGGGCGACCTTTCGGATTTCCCGAATGTCCCCGTTTAAAACGAGTGCGCATAGGCGGATTGCAATAGCCTGCGCTTTCGATCTCCGGCGTTTCCGACTTATTCTCTTCGTCCATTAATCTCCTCCTCGATTTCGTTGAAGGAACGGTTTCTCGATTCCAGAATCGCGCTCTGCCCCGTGAAGGATTGCCAGCGGCGCACGATCGTATCGACATAACGGGGATCGAGTTCAATCCCATAACAAATACGGCCTGTGCGCTCGGCGGCGATGATCGTGGTCCCGCTACCGAGGAATGCATCGAGGATCAGATCTCCTCGTGCAGAGGAGTCGAGAATCGCGTCGGCGACAAGCTCAACTGGTTTGAGGGTCGGATGAAGCTGGGCGAGGCTTCCTTCGTCGCCGCCTCGAGAAAGCGAATTCACGCGCCGATAATTCCAAACGTTCGTGCGATACCGGCCATATTGCCCGAGCTGTACATTGTTCCGGTGCGGCTTCGTCCCGCTCTTGAAGACGAACACGAGTTCGTGTTGGCTTCGGTACAGAGATCCCTGACCACCGTTGTCTTTGACCCAAATGCACAAGTTCTTGAATTCCGAATAGACTGAACTGGCGGCCGACAGAATTTCCTGCGTGTGCCGCCAGTCCATAAATATGTAGTGCAATGATCCGTTGCTACTATGGCGTGCCAATTTCTCAAAGGCATTCCGAAGGAATTGAGTGAATTCAGCGGAGGACATCTCTCCCGAAGCAACTGCGAACTCGGGATGATGAATTTTCCCAAATCCCCCGACATAGCCGTCTATTGGATCGTTGTAGGGCGGATCGGCGAAAACCATGTTCGCGCGTTGACCATCCATCAACGCCGAATACGAACTGTCCGCTCGGGCATCCCCGCAGTAAACCCGGTGACGGGCTAGGATCCAGCAGTCACCAATTCGCGTTATTTGGGACCTTGATAGAGGTTCAGGGATCGCATCCGCGGGGTCGCACTTGCCGCTGCTTGCCGGCGGAATGTTTTCGATGAAGAGGTCGATTTCGCTCATCTCGAACCCCGTAACCTCCAAGCTGAAATCGATCTCTGCTTCGGAGAGAATTTTCAGCTGCTCGCCGAGAATTCGGTTGTCCCATTCCGCGTTCTCGGTTAGTCGATTGTCCGCAACGATGAAAGCTGTGATCTGGTGATCGGAAAGATGTTCGATCTGAATAGTGGGCACCTCGCACATTCCTAGAAGCTGCGCAGCCAGAACCCGACCGTGCCCGGCAATGATTCGGTCCTCCGCGTCGATCAAGATCGGGGCGATGAAGCCGAACGGTTTGACGCTCAGGGCAATTTGCCGAATCTGCTTCTTGGAGTGAATGCGAGGGTTGTTCGCATTCGGACGAAGAGACGCGATTGAACGATATTGAATTGAACCGAGTCGTGTTTCCAAGTGTCGAAACCTCCCGTGGATTTACGCATTCTGAGGATGGATGGAAATCACGGGATCGGAAACCAACATTTGGGTCCAAAAAAATCGCTCGAACAGGTCGGACGAGGGTTATTGCTTTGGAGTCTTGCGGTTATGACGGGGGTATTGAGGTCGTACACGTTCGCGGATCGTCAGTACGATCCGGTTTCTAGACCGGCTATAGTCTGGGATGTCAGGCAATGTAATGCCCTTTGTTCCTTGTAACGTCTTCAGTTGATCGCGGATCCAGCGATTTGTCTTCACGTCCTCTACGCTCAGAACCGACGGCTGAAAGAGAAGTACGCTAATACTTCCCCGGGGCCGATAGCCCCCCAAAATACGCCTCACTTCGGACTCTGAAATAGCCAAGTCCGTCCAATTCTGCCTCACATAGTCGATAGCTTCCCTGACGGCAACGCTGTGTTTCTCTCCGCGCTGCCGGGCTTGATCATAGACACTGATGACGATCGCCGCGCGAAAAAATTGCCAGGCTTCGACCCGGCCCTCCTTTTTCTTGGGCCTTCCCCGCGGCTTCTTCTCGGTATCCATGGTTATCTCGCCTAACCTTAACTTGACTGTTCGCCCCCGGGCAAGCGTCACTGTGTCAGAGTGTGGGGTTGATCTAGGTGAACAGAAACGACCAATGCCAGCTCTCAGGGTTAGGCGCACTGTCACGTCGAAAATTGCTGCTGCTCTGGCAGAGGACCTACGGGAAGCCAGCGCCAGTTGGAATGCGTCGCGAAATACTGATTCCCTTCCTGGCTTATAAGCTCCAAGAAAATGCCTACGGAGGCCTGAAGCAAGCAACGCGCGCCGAACTCCGTGGCATTGCCCGAGCTCTCGAGAGAAATTCGGCGTCGAGCGAACTATCCGCGCGACTCAAAGTCAAACCTGGAACGCGTCTGTTTCGCCGGTGGAGCGGCGAGATGCACGAGGTGTTCGTAACCGAGCGCGGCTACGAACATTGCGGAGTCGGCTACAGAAGTCTGTCGCAAATAGCCCGTCACATCACAGGCACTCGATGGTCCGGTCCCGCTTTCTTCGGCCTTCAAAAAAACAGATCTCTTCCAAGCCGCAGCGATGGCTAAGCAACAAATTCGATGTGCCATCTACACTCGGAAGTCCTCCGAAGAAGGGCTTGAGCAGTCTTTTAACTCTCTTGAGGCCCAGCGCGAGGCCTGCTGCGCATTCACTCTTAGCCAGAAGCATGAAGGCTGGACCGTACTTAGCAACCGCTACGACGATGGCGGTTTCTCCGGTGGAACAATGGAGCGGCCCGCACTGAAACAACTTCTGAGCGATATCAAGGCAGCCAGGGTCGATACCGTCGTCGTTTACAAGGTGGATCGCCTCACCCGATCCCTCGCAGACTTCGCCAAGATCATCGAAATCTTCGATACTCACAAAGTGAGCTTTGTATCGGTCACTCAACAGTTCAATACGACTTCGTCGATGGGCCGGCTCACGCTGAATGTATTGCTGTCTTTTGCCCAATTCGAGCGCGAGATCACGGGCGAGAGAATCCGAGACAAGGTTGCCGCTTCAAAGAAGAAGGGAATCTGGATGGGTGGCTTTGTACCCCTTGGCTACGATTGCGTCGAGCGCGAACTTGTTGTCAACCCAGCTGAAGCAACGACCGTGCGCGAGATCTTTCGGAACTACGTGCGGCTGGGAAGCGTAAGGAAGCTACAGGAATTTCTCGATCGCAGGCAAATCCGCAGCAAGGCGCGTGTTTCCGAGAGGTTCAGCGGAGGAGCGTCTTTTTCGCGCGGTGCTCTCTATCATCTCTTGAGCAATCCTATCTACGTCGGCCAAATTCGTCATCGCAGCCAATGCTATCCAGGCAGACACCAGCCAATTGTATCGCGGAAGCTTTGGGATCGGGCCGCGTCAATCCTCAAAGAGAACGATCGCGCGCAGCGAACCGAACGTAGCCGATCCTCAGGTAGCTTGCTGACGGGCATTTTGTTCGACAGCAACGGAATGAGATTTACACCGACGCACGCTGTGAAAGGTGCAAAGCGATACCGTTACTACACCTCGCAAACCGTCATTCACGACGGCGGACTGAAGCCTGAAATCACGCGCTTTCCCGCAGACGAAATCGAGCAATTGGTGAAATCACGGTTTCTGACCCTGCTTCAGTCTCCCGAAAAATTGACGGCTAGGACTACACAAATTGTGAGGGGCGCTGTTGCAGACGCTGCCATTGACCTGGTTCGAGTTTGGCCAAGCGTTCAGTCGTCGAAGCAGGATCAGCTCGTTCGAACCGGGCTTAGACGGGTAATTCTCGGACAGACCGCTGTCAGCATCGAGATCGACAAGACCAAGTTGATCAGAACACTGATGGCTAAAAACTCCGATGCGCTTGCATCTCTCGAACAGCTTGACTTGGGGATTGTTACCTTGACGTGCCAGTTCCATACACTTCGTCGCGGCCGCGAAGTCCGCATCGAATCTCCGCAGAATGACTCCCGTTCCGACGCCGCCCCAATTCCATCGTTGGTCAAGGCTGTTACCCGCGGACGCGAATGGCATGACCAGATTGTGGCAGGGAAAATAAACTCGATCGATGAGCTTGCAAAACAAACAGGGCTGCGAAAACGCTCTGTTCGGCGTCTATTACCGTTCGCTTGGCTCTCGCCAAAAGTTGTCGAGTCGATCCTGACCGGCAAGCACCGACGAAATCTGACCGTCAAAGACTTTCTTCAAGGGACTCCACTTTGCTGGCAAGAACAGGAGGAACGGTTCCTGCGGATCCCGACAATTGATTGATGCACGAACAGCCCGACAACCGAGGCGATGTCCGATGAAGAATGGGAAGACCTCATAGGAAGGCGCACACTGAGACGGTTTCTGACCGAGAATCGAGAATCTGCCAGCGGATTTGTTCAAGATGTGCTCGACGTGCGCGAGATCCTTTCGTCCGTTTTATCTGGAGTCAGAGACACGCCGCTGCCTGCACAAAACTGGGGTCTGATCGGGGGACTTCCAACCCACAATCCGACCCACAAATTGAGTGGTCTTATATGACTTACGCGTAGTTTGGCAATCCCCGCGTTGTTCTAAGTTGTTGTAAAACCGAATGCGGCTACGCTGTCACGGCAGCGTTTTGAAAATACGCAAAGGGACATGCTTATTTGCGATCGGAGAAAACGAGCCCTATTCTCCGCCAGATCTGAGTTGAACGGCTGCAGAGGATGCGGAACTAAATTGAGAATTGCTATCTTCGGCCGGAAATCGCGACTTTTCGGCTGGCAAAGGGATCCAGAGAGAAAACTCCCGACTGCGTGGCGGAGGGGGTGGGATTCGAACCCACGAGACCCTTTTGAGGCCTAACGGTTTTCAAGACCGCCGGTTTCAACCACTCACCCACCCCTCCGAAA